TAAACTACAACAATTATATGCTGTTTTAATATAAAATTTGTTAAGCGAATTATTTGTATTTTGCGAACTAACCGCCATGGTATTTGTTTTATTTTGGAACTCATCATTAATACTTGCACATTTTCTGGAAGGTATCAATAGTTTATATACAAAGTATAAAACGGCACCAATTGTCAAAACAGTTGCGAATGACGATATAATGAAAGTAGCCATATCTTTGTTTGAAAATAATTCAGTTATTCTTTTTTCAATGTCAGACATTCTATATATTAGTATCCTAAAAAACAGTTAAATAATAAATAATAGTCATTAATAGTAATGCCGGGCGGATTAATGAATTTAGCATCCACAGGACAACAAAATATAATATTAAACGGGAATCCATCCAAGACGTTTTTTAAATCAACTTATGCACAACACACCAATTTTGGACTTCAAAAATTCAGAGTGGATTATACAGGACTAAAGACGTTGAGACTAACGGAAGAATCAACCTTTGTATTTAAAATTCCCAGATATGCCGACTTATTAATGGATACATACATATCGTTCAATCTACCTCATATTTGGAGTCCTATCTATGATGGTCTTGATAACGCGGGCGTTCAGGTAGAAGACTCGGTTCCATATAAATTTAAATGGATTGATAACATCGGAGCCAAAATGATTTCAAAAGTAAGCATTACATGCGGTAATCAAACTTTGCACGAATTTTCAGGCGATTATTTGTTGGCGGCCGTTCAGCGTGATTATTCCACAGAAAAACGAGATTTGTTTAACCGGATGATTGGACACATTCCCGATTTAATAGACCCCGCAAACGGAGACGGGCGTCAAACCGGCGTGTATCCAAGTGCGGAATATACCGCCAATATATCCGGGGCGGAACCATCTATCCGAGGGAGAACCCTTTATATCCCTTTAAATTCGTGGTTTTCATTTAAAAGTCAAATGGCGTTTCCTTTAACATCATTGCAATATAATGAATTGCATATAACGATAACATTCCGACCAATACGGGATTTATTTAGCATTTTGGATGTTCAAGATACGGTCGGATTTAATCCATATATAGCCCCCAATATGAACAAAACATATATGCAATTTTACCGATTTTTACAATCTCCTCCAACCAATGTTATTGATGACACAGATACCGCATGGACCGATAAAAGAGTTCTCTGGGATACTGATATCCATTTGAATTGCACCTATTGTTTTTTATCAAAAGACGAAGCAAGATTGTTTGCCCTACAAGAACAAAAATATTTATTTAAACAAGTGGTTGAAACCAAACTGTATAATTTAACGGGTGCTTCAAAAACGGATATTAAATCCCTTGGAATGGTAGCGGATTATCTTTTTTATTTTCAACGCAGCGATGTCAAAGACCGGAATGAATGGTCTAATTATACCAACTGGCCGTATAATCATTTACCGCAAGATATTTTCACATCGGATACCCTGTTGGAAACAACCGGTGTCCAAAATGCACAAAATGTCAAAAATATACTTGTTAGTATGGGTCTTTTATTAGATGGGTCTTACCGAGAAAATGTTCAACCTGTTGGTGTTTATAATCTAATTGAAAAATGTATAAGAACAAGTGGGAACGCACCGGATGGATTATACTGTTATCATTTTTGTTTGAATTCAAACTCTCAAGAAATGCAACCATCCGGTGCAATTAATATGAGCCGTTATAATCAAGTTGAACTCGAATTTCTAACTATTTCGCCACCGTTAAGTGCAATGATTCAAACAACCGCTTTTTGTGATTCCACGGGGGCAATTGTTGGTATTAATAAACCCGTGTGGCGAACATATAATTACAATTATGATTGCACTGTATTCGAAGAACGGTTTAATATGATTACCTTTATTGGTGGAAACTGCGGTTTAATGTTTGCGACTTAACCGCATTTAGTCGTTTTAGAAGACAAATAATATATTCGAATAATATAGTAATGACAACGACAACAAAAACACAACCATCAAATAGTAGGAGAGCGAATAAAGCAACTCCATTGATTGAATTCGGACAATCATTGTCATACAATTTAATTCGTGTAATATTTGGTGTTATGTTTTTCAGTATCCCCGCTTTATATACCTCATTAATCGCGAATGCTGGCGGAATGACGGTTGATAAATTAACAGCATCCACCGTTGGTAAAGCGGATGAAATAGCTCACGTGGTTAAGGTGTTTGAAGGGTGGTTTCCACCCAAACTCATCACTAAACATGAAACACATATTCGTTTTGATACTTCATCGCACGACTATGCGAATGAAAAGTTTAGAACATTATTTCCAACCTCGATTCCAATTGGGTATTTTATGTATAGTGTGTTGAAAAGTATGATTGATGCAAATTATTCAACTTCTATGGGTTTGCACAAAATGTTCTATAAACTTCCAGAATCAGCGACCATGTTGTTAGCCATTGGAGTCATGCCTTTATTTTATTTCGTGATGTTTTTTGTCAATATAGGTTTAGCGGTCATATTTCACATTTATCATTTTAAAAAATATTTTATATCATGTGTCAAAGACGAAACCGACCCATCCAAATGCTCGGAATCCGCCGATTATGGTCCGGTTAGTTGGATTGCCTTATTTGTGTATGGAATGTTTGGATTTTTTCCATCGGTCGTGTTTATTATACCCGCGCTCACTATTATTTATTGTCATATTACGCCCCTTCTTGTTAATTCTAAATTATCCAAAGGACCAAATACAAATTACGATTTTTTCCACTTTATTGGTGGGGTTTTGACATATAAACGACAACTTATTATGTGGGTTATTTCACTCGTTTTATTAAAAGTAGTCGCCTCTACCTTTGGGATGGCTCAAGCCGGTGGGTGTTTAGCCGCCATTTTATGCTTGGCTGGTTTGTCGAAAATATATAGCAAATATATTCCTGAATGTGCGATTAAAAAATAATATTACTTAAATGGATGATGTAATATATAATTAATAATGAAGAAAAATAACAAAATTCCATTTGTGAGTATTTGCACCCCCACTTTTAATCGTCGTCCATTTATCCCATTTATGATAAAGTGTTTTGAACACCAAACATACCCAAAAGATAAAATGGAATGGATTATTGTAGATGATGGGTTTGACCCGGTTGGGGATTTAGTTGCACATTTACCATGTGTTCAATATTATAAATACGACAAAAAAATGACACTTGGAAAGAAACGGAATATAATGAATTCAAAGGCATCCGGTAGTATTATAGTGTATATGGATGATGATGATTATTACCCACCAGAGCGTGTTATGCACGCGGTAGAAACATTGCAGGCGAATCCAAGAGCATTGTGTGCGGGGACAAGCGAAATGCATGTTTATTTTAAACACATTCAAAAAATGTATCAATTCGGGCCATATGGTCCGAACCATTCGACCGCCGCGACATTTGCCTTTCGACGAGAATTATTGACACAAACAAAATATGACGAATCCAATTGTTTAGCGGAAGAAAAGGTGTTTTTAAAAGATTATACTATTCCATTTGTTCAATTAGAACCGTGTAAATCTATTTTAGTTATTTCTCATGCACACAATTCATTCGATAAACGAACTTTGTTAGACGAACCCAACCAGTTTGTTAATGTATCTTTGAAAACCGTGGATAATTTTATTCGAGAACCAGAATTAATGAAGTTTTATATGCACGATGTAGATGCATTGTTGCAAGTATATGACCCTGGGTCGCCAATCCATAAACAAGACGTAAATGACCAAATTGTTAAGTTAAAAGAAGAACGGGAGAAAATGACACGTGATTACCAAAATTCGGCAATGTTTAAAAAGGAAATGGAAATGCGAGAACAAATGCAAACACAATTACAACATTGTGTTAATCATTATGAACAAAAATTAGCAGAAAAAACAAGATTGGTATCTGAAACCTTGAAACGAAATAAATTGTTGATGTCCAGAATTGCCGAATTAGAAACAAACACAAATAAATAACATTATATAATCAATATAAAAATATGACATTTATTAAAACATTAATGTCATACTATGAAGATAATTACACGCCTGAAGATGCGTGTCATCGTGAAACCAAAATTGCATCCAGAAAGGATACTTTGACAGCAATGCGAAAGGAAAATAATGAAAACTATCACACTGTTAAGTTGCGATATAATAACAAATGGAAGGGTCATTATTTGTCATCCATAACTATTTCATATTACAGAACATTAGTGCAAAGCGGTTCGCGTATTATTCATGCAATCACGGGGGAACAGTTGCCCGGAGTTGTTGGTAGTTTAGATGAGAACCGATACTTTAAAGTGAAGGTTTCATCGTTTGGACAGGAGAACAATGGTAATTTGTTCTATTTAAGCCCAGAGGAATATGAAAACCATCAATTTTGTTGTGTAGGCCAGGCAACGCGAGATAAATGGCGCGCCAAACAGTTGATTTGTTAAGTTAATTAATCACATCATTCTTGATATAAATAATCATAATTAATTTATATCAAAACTAACAAAATAAGGAGCTTCGATAAAAAAGGGGAATTCCATGAGCTACGCCAAAAAAGGCAAAATCTTTTATAATTCGTCATCTGATGTTTCAATATCCCCAACCATGTCGGTTATGTTAATATTCGTGTATTTTTCAATATACCTATATATTCGATTAATATCTAATTTTGTAATTTCACTCGGT